AAATATACTCCACCTCCTCAAATTGAAACTTCCAATAAGTTATTGGATCAGAGAGAGGAAAGAGCAGATGCTAAAGAGCAAAAAGAATTAAGAAAGATTGCATCTAAATCCAGAGCTCGTAGAGCTGGAGGAAGATTATTAGTTAATCAAGAAAGAGCTATTCCAATGTTAGGTACAGGTACTACACTTACAAGAACAGATCCAATTAGAAATCCATACGATTTTGATAAGAGGTATGTATAATGGGAGGATCACCAGCAAAAGTAGTTAAGAAAATAATTAAAGCTCCGGTAAAAATTTTATCAAGCCCATTAGGTAAAAGACGACCAGAAGTTCAACAAAGACAAATTGGTAAAGCTGAAAGAGATGTCCAATATAAAACAGATCCTAAAACAAAAAAAATTGCTAGAAAGTTAATGCCAAGACCAGGCTCTAAAAGAATTGCTAGAAGTAGAAGAGGTGGTTTGTTAGCTGGAGAATTTAGAAGAACATTAGGTTCTACTAGAAATCCAAGACATACTAACCTTGGTTCAGAAAGTCAGTTGGCTTAATGGAACAAGAAGAATTTATAAGAAATCCTAGATTTATAAAATTAAATCAAGGTGAAAACGAAGAAGAATTAACTAGGGAGGATAACGATGGAGATGAGTAATATAAAAATAAAAGCACAAAAACTTTGGCTAGATCATAAAGGACATATAGTTTATGTAGTTGTTGGTATAGTTATTGGTGCAATATTATTTTAATAAAAAGTTATGGCAATGAGATTAGAAGTACCAGAGGTCTTAAATAGACATAAACAAGCATTTGCCAAAAAAGAAAATTGGAGATCTGTTTATGAAGAGTGTTATCAATATGCTCTTCCTCAAAGAAATTTATACGATGGTTATTACGAAGGTAATGTTCCTGGACAAGCAAAGATGTCCAGAGTTTTTGATAGTACAGCTATTCATTCCACTCAACGATTTGCAAACAGAATACAATCTGGACTTTTCCCTCCTTATAAAAAATGGTGCAGATTAGAACCTGGGAATGAAATACCAAGAGAGAGATCTTTAGAAGTACAAACAGCATTAGATCTTTATTTAGATAAAATGTTTGCTGTTTTAAGACAATCTAATTTTGATTTAGCGATTGGAGAATTTTTATTAGATCTCTCTGTAGGTACTGCTGCTATGTTAATTCAGCCTGGAGATGATCTTAATCCTGTTACCTTTACTCCGGTTCCACAATATTTAATTGCTTTAGAAGAAGGGCCAAGTGGTACAGTTGATAATGTTTATAGAAAATTTAAAGTTAGAGGAGAGGCAATCAAAAGACAATTTCCAGATGCTACTCTTCCACAATCATTAGAATTAAAAATAAAAGAAAAACCTCAAGAGCTTATAGAATTATGTGAGGCAGTTATTATTGATCCTATTATAAAAGATTATTGTTACCACATAGTACATGACAAATCTAAATCAGAATTAGTTTATAGAAGAATGGAACAAAGCCCATGGGTGGTAAGTAGATATATGAAAGTACCAGGTGAGGTAATGGGAAGAGGCCCACTCACTACAGCCATTCCAGATATTAAAACATTAAATAAAACTTTAGAATTATTATTAAAGAACGCATCACTAGCAATTTCTGGAATTTATACTGCTGCTGATGATGGTGTTTTAAATCCTAACAATATAAAAATAACTCCAGGTGCGATTATTCCTGTTGCAAGAAATGGTGGGCCACAAGGTGCATCTTTATCTCCATTGCCTAGAGCTGGAGATTTTAATGTATCTCAAATTGTAATCAATGATTTAAGAATGAATATTAAAAAAACACTACTCGATGATACTCTTCCTCCAGATAATATGTCTGCAAGATCTGCAACAGAGATTGTAGAGAGAATGAAAGAGTTAGCACAAAATATGGGTGCAGCTTTTGGAAGATTAATTACAGAAACAATGGTTCCTATTATTAGAAGAGTTCTACATATAATGAATGAAAAAGGTTTAATTGAATTACCATTAAAGGTTAATGGATTAGAAGTAAAAGTAGTTCCTATCTCTCCATTGGCTAAAGCACAAAATTTAGAAGAAGTAAATGAAGTAATGCAGTTCTTCCAAATTGCTAATGCTTTAGGCCCTGGAGGAATATCTGAAGTTAAGCCAGATAAGATTGCTGCTTTTGTAGCAGACAAATTAGGAGTACCTTCTGATTTAAGAACTACTGATGAAGAAAAACAAATGATACAAAAACAAGCTATGGCAATGTCGCAACAAATGATGAGTGCACAGCCGAATGGACAAGGTGGTGCTCCGGCAGCTCCGGCAGCTCCTCCAGACCAAGCTCCTCCTACTCAAGAACCAGCAACTGCTGTTGAGCAAGAGGTTATGGCATAATGGCTGAAGGAGATATAAATCTTCCTGGATGGGAAGGATTAGAAGTTTTAGGCAACAAACCTAAAGATGACCAAAGGGAAATAGATGTATCTATTGCAAGAACCTTTAATACTAAAGATGGTAAAAAGGTTTTGGAATATTTAATATCTAAAACATTAAAACAATCAACTTGGATACCTGGAAGTGAACCTTCTTTTGGATACGCAAGAGAGGGCCAAAACTCTGTGATCAGAGATATTCAAACACGCATAGAGAGGGCGAAGAACAATGGCTGAAGAAGAAAATAAAGTAGAAGAAAAAGTAGAAGAAAAACCAGAGGGTTTATTGGCTGATGTCAAACCAACTGAAGAGAAAGAAAAAGAACCAGAAGATATACCTCATAAAATTGAGGAACAGACGAATGTTTCTTCTGAAGAAAAGAAAGAAGAAGTCAAACTTGAGAAACCAGAATACCTAGAAAAAAAATTCTGGGATGATAAGACCGGTGTAAAAGTTGAGGACTTAAATACTTCTTATAAAGAATTGCAGAAAGCATTTTCAATGGGTAAGCATAAAGCTCCTAAAGAATATGATGTATCTGCATTAGAAGGAGTTGAGGAAGGTGATCAAATAGCCGATATGTTTATGGAGTGGGCTAAAGAGAATAAACCTACTCAAGATGGTTTTGATAAATTAGTTAATCAATTTAGAGAGCTAACTTCTAAACAACAAGAGGCAGATAGTATTAATATAGAGCAAGAGAGAAAAACTCTTGGGCCCAATGCTGATCAAGTCATTCAAGGAATTTCTACTTGGGGTAAAGGATTAGTATCTAAAGGAGTATGGAGTGAAAGTGATTTTGAAGAATTTAAAATCTTTGCTGCTACTGCTAATGGTATTAATGCTTTAAATAAAGTTCGTAAATATTATGGAGAGAATACCATACCAACAGCTCCTATTAGTGCTGATGGAATGCCAAGTAAAGATGAGCTTTATGAAATGATTAAGGATCCTAAATATAAAACAGACGCATCATTTAGAAGAAAAGTAGAAGAACATTTTGCTAAAGCATTCCCTGGTACTGCTACAAGTACAGGGGAAATCTAATGAGAAAGAAAAAAGGTAATGGTGTTATCTGGCATATTTATCATACTATTCTTGCAATCGAATTAGGTTTAGTGGTTATTATTGAGTTTATAGAATTAATGAAAAATATTTAATTTTACCCCTTTACATTTGTTTTAAAATTTAATATCTATCATAATTGAAGATAACCGAATTTTCTTTTGGCCTTCTGGCTGGTGGGTAAAGACACCATTTTCAGCCTGGCTTTTCCAGACAACTGATAGTTTATTAATAATGTTTAATTTAAGGAGAAAACGATGGCACAATCGATAACAAATGCTTTTGTAACTCTTTTCGATGCAGAAGTTAAACAGGCTTTTCAAGCAGAAAGTGTCTTGAGAAGTGCTGTTAGATTAAGATCTGGTGTATCTGGAAATACTTATAAATTTCCAAAACTAGGTAAAGGATCTGCTACTGTTAGAATACCTCAAACTGATGTAACTCCATTGAATGTAACTTACTCACAAGTTACAGCTACAATGTCAGATTACAATGCAGCAGAGTATTCAGATATATTTCATCAAGCTAAAGTTAATTTTGATGAAAGATCGGAATTAGTACAAGTAGTATCGAAAGCTATTGGCCGAAGATTAGACCAACTTATCATAGATGCTCTTGCTGGAGCCTCTTCACCAAACACAGTTGCAAACACAATCGTAACATCTGGTACTGCTGCTGCATCAAACTTGAATGTTGGAAAGCTCATTGCTGCTAAAAAAGCAATGGATGCTAAAAATGTTCCATTAGATGACAGACATATCTTGATCCACGCAAATTCATTAGCTGGTTTATTAGCTGATGAAAGAGCAATAAGTGGCGACTATGCTGCAATTAAAGGACTTGTTTCTGGGGATATTAATACTTTCCTTGGTTTCAAATTCATAACTATTGGTGATAGAGATGAAGGTGGATTATCTATTGATGGTTCAAGCGACAGAAATGTTTATGCTTTCCATAGATCTGCTATTGGTATGGCCGAAAATATGGCCCAAAAAACAGAGATTAATTATGTTCCAGAGAAAACTTCTTTCTTGGTGAACAGTATGTTCTCTGCTGGATCAATCGCAATCGATGACGAAGGTATAACTAAAGTAACTTGTCGTGAATAATTTATAGGGGGATATTTATATGGCATACGCATCATCTGGATTGACACCTATAGGTGGTCAATCTAAAGCTGGTAACGCACCACAAATGTGGGCTTACACTTCTGCTGACGCAATCGCTACAGTAAATACTGCTGGATATTTTAATTCAGCTAGTGATTTACTTAAAGTTGGCGACTTGATGTATATTCGTGATAGCAACACACCTACTGCTAGTTTGGTAATAGTATTATCAAACGCATCTGGTGTTGTTGATGTTTCAGATGGTACAGCAATTTCAGTTGCAGACGCAGACTAATAGTAATAAGAAGGGGTAGGCCCAATAAAAGGGCCTATCCTTAAAAAGGAATATGAATTGAAAATATGGCAAGTGGCGATACAAATGTAACGATAAGTAACCAAGCTCTAAATTTATTAGGAGCTGATATTATTTCATCATTTAGTGATACAACTAATGATGCTGCTGCTGTATGTAATAACATTTACGAAACAGTTAAAAGACAAACTCTATCAATGTATCAATGGAGCTTTGCATTTACAAAATTACAATTATCACAATCTTCAACATCTCCGATAGGTGAGTGGACTTATCGATATGATTTACCTTCTACTGCTGTAGCCGGACAACCATTCCAAGTTTATAATACAAGTAGCACTTATGCTAAACCTATTAGAACTTTTGAAATTTTTTATACTACTTCTGGCCCAGCTATATTTACAAATGAAAAAACAATTTATATTGATTATATAACAAGTGCAGTAACAGAGGGATTGATGCCTTCTTATTTTGTGCAGCTACTTGTTTATATGATGGCTTGGCATTTAGCCGAACCGGTAACAGATCAAATAAGCAAAGCAGATTATTGGAAGAATGTAGCAATAGGCCCTGTTACTGAAAATGGAAGGGGTGGATATTTTAGACAGGCTTGTAACGCAGACGCAAGAGGAAAGCCTCCATACGAAATTTTAGAATTTCCATTAACAGATGTTAGATAATGAGCAGAGTAGTAGGAATACAATCCAATTTCACAACAGGAGAAGTTGATCCATTACTTCATTCTCGTATTGACATTGAACAATATTACAACGCATTAGCTCAAGCTAGAAATGTTTTAATTCAGCCTCAAGGTGGAGTAACTCGTAGGCCAGGACTACAGTATGTTGGAGAGATACCATCTGCTGCTACTCCTCAAAATGGATGTCGATTAGTTCCTTTTGAATATTCAACAACACAAAGTTATATGCTGTTATTTACGAATAACAGAATGTATATTTATAAAGATAAAGTTCTTCAAACAAATATTAACAGTTCTGGTAATAATTATTTAACTACAACGATTGGTACAGCAAATATTTCAACATTAGATTATACACAATCTGCTGATACTTTAATTATAGTACAAGAAGATATGGCTCCTAAAAAAATAGTAAGAGGAGCTAATCATACATCTTGGACAATTTCTGATATTACTTTTGATCATACACCTAAATATGCTTTTAGCTTATCAACTTCAAATCCAGCTCAAACATTAACTCCAAGTGCTGTTGATGGTAATATTACATTAACTGCTGGTGGATCTGTTTTTGCCTCCGGCAATGTAGGAGATTATGTTGAGGCTAATGATGGACTTGGTAGAGCAAGAATTACAGGATATACTTCTGGAACAGAAGTTGAGGCAGTAGTTGAAATTCCTTTTTTTAATACAAGTGCAATCGCATCTGGTTCCTGGTTTTTAGAAGTAGATTATGTGGCTACCTGGAGTTCAACTTATGGCTACCCAAGATCGGTAACTTTCCACGAAGGAAGGTTATGGTTCGGTGGTTCTAAATCAAGACCAAATACTATATGGGGTTCTCGTGTTGGAGATTATTTTGATTTTAATCCTGGAGAAGGATTAGATGATGATAGTATAGAGGCAACACTAGCAACAGATAGTGTTAATGCAATTACCGGTATGTTTTCTGGTAGAGATTTACAAGTGTTCACTAAAGGTGGTGAATTTTTCTTACCCCAATCTGATTTAGATCCAATCACACCATCCAATGTTGTAGTACAAACTGCAACTCGAAGAGGATCTAAAGAAGGTATCAAGCCGGTGGGAGCAGAGAGTGGTACTCTTTTTATCCAAAGATCCGGAAAATCATTGAGAGAATTTTTATTTAGTGATGTAGAGCTCTCGTACATTTCTAACAATATTTCTCTATTGAGCTCTCACCTACTTGTTACTCCTAGTGATATGGCTTTAAGAAAAGCTACATCAACTGATGATGGTGATTTATTATTAATAGTTAATTCATACGATGGATCTCTTGCTACTTATTCTATTTTAAAAGGACAGAATGTAATAGCTCCTTCACTTTGCACAACTGATGGATCTTTTATAAATGTAGCTGTTGATGTTGATGTAGTTTATTTTGTAGTTAAAAGAACAGTTAATAGTGCAACAAAATATTATATAGAATGTTTTAATGATGATTACACTACAGATGCTGCTGTTCAATATACTGTAACAGCCGGTAATCTTCCTGGATCAACATCTGTATCTGGGCTTGGACATTTAGAAGGTAAGACAGTTAAAATTGCTGCTGATGATGCAATGCAAAATGATAAGACAGTTTCTTCTGGAGCAATCACAACTGATAGCACAGCAAGTGTTTTTATGGAGATAGGAATAGATTATACTCCAACTATTAAAACAATGCCTGTCGAATTAAAATTACCAAGTGGTAATGTTGTAGCTCAAAAGAAAAGAATAGTAGAAACAACAGCTCAATTATATTTATCGCAAAATATGACAATCAATGGTAATGATATGCCATTTACTGCTGCAACTTTTTTTACAGGAAAGAGGAGAAGAAAACCTATGTTAGGATTTGATCGAATGGGCCAGATAACAATTTCCCAATCTGCTCCATTATTTTTTACATTATTGGGATTAGAATATAAAGTGAGTGTAGGACAATAATGGCTTGGTGGACAGTAGTAGCAGTAGCATCAAGTGCCATGAAGGCTTATGGCACATATATGCAAGGTATGGCAACTAAAGCCTACTATGATGCTCAAGCAGATATTTCATTATTACAATACAAAGAAAAAAGAATTGAGGCTAAAGAAAAAGGAATTGAGGCTTTAGAATTAACTAACCAAACTTTATCAGCTATTATTGCTAAAGGAGCTGCTGGAGGTATGCTAACTAACGAAGGATCTGTAATGGTCAATCAATTAGTTACATTAAGATCTGGTTCAGAAGATTATGGTTTAGCCGGTATCAACCAGGAGCTTATACAAAATTTAGGTATTGTTGAATTTACCAATCTTAAAACTGCTGGTTCATACGCAAAAAAATTTGGAATTATGAATGCTATATTTGGTTTAGGTACAGATATAGGAACAATGGGAATGACCGGAGTTTGGGATGCAAAAGCTGCAACAACAA